ATCACCACAGCGGGTGACGCTCATATCGTACTATGCACTCAGGTCTTGGCAAGCCTGATACAAGTGAGCTGTTGTCTTGTTTTTGAAGACAACGTTACAATGCAGTAATGCATTGTCGTACAGTGTGCTACAAGGTGAGTCGAGCCTTCACTGTATCCCACACCATGACGACACGATTGGAGGTGCTACATGTCAATCCCCAGTGATGCGGACCCTTTCACTCCTATTCCAGGAGTAGATAGGCTTCGTAAATACAGTTCCCAAGCCAGGAATAAAAGACTGGCTGAGGTGCTGTCGTCGTTGAACAGGGCCGTTGTTAAACCAGCGACCGATGCTCACAACGTGTCCTGGCTTCTTGATGCTGGCGTCTCCTTTAAACCAGAGGAGAACAGAAGTGTCACAGGAGAGGACTGGGCGTTCGAATCCCTACGAAAGTACGGGAAACAGCCCACTACGACCGGCCTTCCGGTCGGAGGCGGACGACGTGCAAATCTACACCCAACAACAGGATCGACTGGAGGAGAAGGAGCCACCCAAGGCTCCACTGTACGTGCACGTACCAGTTCCGCAGACCAAAGACGACCTGGACCAGTACAGTCCCAAGGACTTGTTTCTGGCAACGTACGCTCTTCACACAGGGGAGCTGCCTCCGGAGTTCGAATCAATGGAACTGCGGCTGTCACCGTCGGCAGATCGTACTCAAGGGCTGCATACAGAGCAGCGCTTTCTTCGGTCCGTCGTGCACTCGGTGCTGTTGGCGGAAGGCGACGGGTTTTATCGCTGGAGGTCGTTGTGGATACGCTGGTCCATGACAATTCTTTCAGTAGCCTTCCTTATCTCAGCTCTAATGACTTGGCGAAGGCCAAGGGGTTACGACTGGCTGAACGCATACGCTCAGGAGAACGGGGTTTTGATCCTTATCTCTTTGGCCGCCGTGTTCAGTTTGGCGTTCGGGCTGATTCTGGGGTCGCTATTCCAAAAACTAGGCTCGTTTGGATGGCGGCGATCGCTACGACTATTTTGGGTCAGAGTTATTCCGAACCAATTCAGGGTTCGCTGGCTCGAAAGCGTCCGTTCACGTGGGGTCTCACCTCTGCGGAACGTGGAGCGATAATCAGTTCAATGCGAGGGTCTCACAAATTCTCGTATGAGCTGGACTTCTCCAAGTTCGATGCGTGCGTTCCAGAATTCATAATCATGGACATCTTTAAATTGATGGCTGAAAAGCTTGAGATGACAGATGTCGAGGAGGACTGTTACTGGCGCTACGCTAACGATTTCGTTCACTCGCGCATCGTTATGCCTGATGGATATATTTATCAGGTACACCAGGGTATTCCATCTGGTGCCACGTTTACGTCACTCGTTGGTAGCTTGATTAACCTACTAGTGTCGAATTATTCGTGGTTTCGGCTCACAGGCAGAACCTTGTCTAATGAGCAACTCTTAGTCATGGGTGATGACTCGCTAATCATGTCAGACCAGTCCTTAAATCTTGAGGATATTGCGTCGATGGCTGCGGAGCTGAATTTCACCGTAAACCCAGACAAGAGTGGCGTGCGTGATAACCGGGTTAAGGCTGATCCGGATACATCGCCATACTTCGTCGGTCATCATTGGCATAAGGGAAGGCCAAACCGACCGAAGCAGGAAGTCAGGAAGCACATCTGGTTCACTGAGAGGCACCATGCTCCCGATAAGGCATGGAGTTTAGTTCGTCTCGGTGGTTTCGCTCTGTCTAGCAAACAGGGTTACGAGGTGCTACTTGAACTTATGGGGCAACGATATCAAACCCGTGATGTCGTAGCTCTACTGAGTCTGTACCTATCAATGGTCAGACATTCGGCGAGCGAGATCGAGTCCGGTCAATGGAGGGC